TGCAAAACCTTGTCCCGCAGTTCCTGAGCCACCTGAACCAGTAGAATTTGCGCCGCCGCCAGAGCCGCCAGAACCAACAGTCCCGCTGTAGCTTTGACCGCCGCCACCGCCAATTGCTATTGCAATTGAACCAATTGAAGAATTATTACCATTTGTACCTTGTACAGAAATACTTGAAGCCCCTGCCCCACCTGCGCCAATTGTAATTGTGTAAGCCGTACCTGCACTTAAACTAACTGATGAAGGTAACATCCCTCCTGCACCGCCGCCTCCTGCTCCGTTGCCACCCCCAAATGCTTGACCACCGCCGCCACCACCCGCAATCACTAGATAATTAACTGAATACCCCGCAGGTTGACTAAATTGCAGCCACGATGACGTAGTTGAGTCCCACCATTCCAAGTTATTGGTCGTGGTATTCATTCCGAACTGACCACGCTGTGGGCTTGATGGGCGACCTGCCGTTGTCCACTGTGCTGGTGCTACGCCTGTAGTGCCGCCTACATATGTTGTCATGTTCTTTCCTTATGCTGTAAATGTGCCAGATGTGGTGAAAGTGTGGATTGTATTGCCGCCACTAGATGTAACCGTGCCGCCAGTTGCTCGCTGTGCGCCAACGTAAGCGATAATTACTATGCCTGATCCGCCTGCACCTGCAGTATTTTGACTGCCACCACCACCACCACCAGTGTTCGCTGTACCGCTTGCGCTTCCTGCGCCACCGCCGCCAGTGCCACCCGCCGCATTAGCGCCGCTCGTGTCTGCTCCTCCGCCACCGCCTGCTCTTGTTACAGCCGTGCCAGTGATGGAAGAACTTAAACCGTTACCACCGTTGTACGCACCTGCTGCACCTGCACCCCCACCACCACCTGAAAGATATATAGTTCCGCCGCCGCCATTATTGCCTTGACCAGTAATTGCATAACCAAAATAGCTGCTTTGCTGACCTGCGCCGCCGCCAGAACCGCCAAATGCTCCGTTTGAAGACGCTTCATTGTTGTAAGGAACACCTCTACCTCCGCCATAGGCAATAATTGTTCCTATAGCACTTAATAATCCAGATGTATTAACAGCGCCGCCTGCACCAACAGTAATTGTGTATGCAGTGCCGCTTATAAATAAAGATGATCCAGTTAAGTAACCACCCGCACCCCCGCCGCCACCAGTTTGACTACCATTACCTGAATAGCCTCCACCACCGCCACCGATGACTAAATAATTAGCGGAATAACTACCTACAGCACCCCAAGCCGTGCCGTTGTAAACCTCAGTTGCGACAAGCGTAGTGTTGTAACGAAGTTGCCCCGTCACAGGACTTGCGGGGCGTTGAGCAGTCGTGCCAACAGGAAGTTGTGCCGCACCCGTAGTAGAGTCAGCGTTAATCAGCACACCCGCAGCGGCAGGCACTTGCATGACAAAGTTCGTTGCAGTATCAACCGCATTGAGCGTGACGCTTCCGCCTGATGGTGCATTGAGTTTTACGCTGCCTGCCATGTTAGCCCCAAGAAGTTCCGTTATAAACCTCGACCGAACCTGTCGTGGTATTAAATCTCATCTGCCCTGTCGCAGGACTCGCAGGACGCTGCGCCGTGGTGCCGCTAGGCAAGTACAACCCGCCTGTTGATGAGTCTGCATACGACAGTCGACCGTTCGCTGCCTGTACGCTCACAGACAGGTTAGATGCTGTGTCAACAGGGTTGACCTCAACCGTACCGAGCGAGAAGGCTTTGAGGCGCAGTCCCATTTAGATAATTGCCCACACAGACCCAGAAGGAATGGTCACCACCGCACCAGAGGCAATGGCAATCGGGCCAGTGCTCATGGCGTTAATCCCCGAGGGTATTGAATAACTGTTGTTCACCGTCTGACCGTTCTGCACGAATATCTGATCACCACCGCCACCTGTCGCTCCATTACCAATTGATACCACTGCGCCTGTACCGTCCTTGGTGTAGATGACACGGTCAGCAGTGTTGATGGCAATCTCACCTGTGAGCATATTGCCAGTCGTCGGCACGTTCGTTGACGTCGTGCTGTAGTACGGTCGGATCGGGGTAAAACCGCTCTGTGCCATGATTTAAGCCTCTGCTGCCCAAGGTAATGGTGCGGGTTGCGGCGTTGGAATCTTTTGTGCGTCAATCTGCGCCTGCACTTCAGTTTCCATGTCTGCGACACGTTCTGCGCCTAGAGCATCCTGAGTCCACTGAATCGCTTGTGCTTGGGTAATATTCGCATAGGGCGTAAAGTTACTAGCATCGGCAGGTAGCAAGTTAACCGCATACGTCACTGAGCCTGTTAATCCGTCTTGCGTATCGTTGATGGTGAAGTTAGACATGACAGCCGTTTGTGGTTCGGGCGTGTTCATTACTGAGAGTGAGTTGATGATCCAGTTCATAGTGGCACCTGCGGTATAGGGGTTACGGGGGCTTGGGTGATAGCAGCAGCGTCAGACTGTTGTTTAATCTTTTGCATCAAAATAAATGCGCCCGACTTCGATGGCAATTCACCTAGCACCTGTTGGATGAAGTTAATTTCTTCGGGGGTGAGGCTAAGAGGTATGTTCATTTTTATCCTACAAGTAAACGACGGGATGTGCCGCCTGCGTCTTTGATTGTAATGTAGCCTGTCTGGGCAACAATGCCTGCGGTATATGTGCCGTATTGGACTACGCCCGTGCCTTTTGGTATCAGGGTTAGGTCGATGTTGGTGTCTGAGCCTGCTGCATTCATACTCGGAGCAACACCCGTAGCTGCACCCGTGGCATATAAATAATTAACTGCAGCAGTGGCGGTTGTAACTACAGCGAATTGATATCCGTTTACGTTGGAACCAATATAATGATTGCCTGTGCCTTTAGTAGCATATATAGCATTGATATTTGTATCTGAGCCTTGTGCAGATAGCGTTGGGCCAACGGTTGTAGCCCCACCCGTCACTTGCAAATAGTTAACTGCTGAGGCTGTATGAGCTACTACAAAGTGCGCTGCGGTTGTGCTGTTAGTGCTAAAGATTAAACTGCCCGTGCCTTTTGATGATATTGCTAAACCTACGTTTGTGTCTGCGCCTCTTGCAACCAATATTGGAAGCCCTGTCGTGACATTGCCCGACACTTCTATGTAATTTACAGCTGAAGTGGTATTGGATACAACAAACTGTGTTGTAAACAGCCCACCGCCAGTTAAGAAATTAAGATTGCCAGTGCCTTTTGCAACTAAATTAAAACTAATGTTTGTGTCCGCACCTTGCAATTGAAGTGCAGGTGCGCTGCCGATACTGTTTCCTGTTGCGGTAATGTAATTAACTGCGTTTACTGTATTGACAACTTGAAATTGAACTGCTGATGTTGCGCCTGTATAAAATATATGCGAACTAGTGCCCTTTGTGTAATAGCGCATACCAATGTTTGTGTCAGACCCCGCCGCTGAAAGCGCGGGTGATGCAGTTGTGATTGCACCGAAGACCTCGACATAATTCACCGCACTAGCAACAGGCGTTGCTCGCAGGGATTCTGAACCTGCTGCGGCTCCTAGCGACCATATTCCTGCTGAAGATACCCGCCCACGGTCTGTATAACCTGTGGTTGTTCCTGTGCTAAATACTATCGCTTGCGGAACATTACTGGCAGAAACTGCGCCATCTACGGTCAATTCTATTGCAGAAGTAAATCTATAGGCTGAACCATCGTATCCGCCGCCAAGCAACCCGCCAATAACATCTCCATTAACTACTGCGGTAGGAACGCTTATTGTGCCTCTAGCTTTTCTTGATTGAAAAACATACGAACCGCTACTACTTAAAAATGTTTGTTGAATAACGTCACCAACAGCGTGAAGCTTACCCGCAGGACTAGTAATACCAATCCCTACGTTACCCGCAAAGTAGTTAGCGCCCGCACCACTAGCGTACAGGTTGTAGTCGCTTGCGTTAGTGAGAGTAAGCTGAGAGGCTGTAGTGACAGTTCCCGTACCCTTGGGAGTAAGCGTTAGGTTGATGTTAGTGTCAGACCCCGCAGCTTGGATTGCGGGTGAGGCTGTTGTAATTGCGCCGATTACATTTACATAATTCACCGCAGACGCAACAGGCGTGACACGCAGGGATTCAGAGCCAAAAGCTGCACCAAGTGACCATAGTCCTGCTGAAGTTACCCGCCCACGGTCTACGCCAAGAGTAGCAAAAATAATTCCCGCTCCGCCATTGGTATAAATTAAAGCATTGGCGGCGGTGTTTTGAAAAGCAAGCGACCCTAAATTAGCATTTGCAATACCACAAGTTGTTCCTGTTGCCGCAGAACTATATTGTTGTAACTGAGTCGCTCTATATGTCGGGGTTGAAAAATAATCATCTGCAAACGCCCCAACTAATGAAAAACCTGTATTGCTACTAGCTCTTGCAACGGAATATGAGTTTGGAGCAACCACCTCTAAATTTACATTGGGTGTAGTAGTACCAATCCCCAACGCACTAGGGGCTGCGGTGATAGATAAACCGGGGATTCTAAACGATGTGATTGACGAATTGCCTAGCGTGATTTCGTTGCTAATTGTTGTAGTGGATGCCGCTGCGGTATTACCAAGTATTAAATTATTGCTTCCTGTTGTTAATGCTGAACCCGCTTGGTAACCTAAAGACGTATTGCCATTACCATTTGTAACGGCAGTCAGTGCGTTGAAACCAAACGCCGTGTTTTGTGCAGCAGTTGCAAACGTAGCCACCGGAATACTAAATCCAGAACCTGTGCCACCGATTAAGGCTGCTGCGACTGTTAAAACGGTTGCTGCTGTTGATGTTGCGCCGTACCCTGCTGTGACCAAAGTAACAGTGCTGACAACACCACCCGCAACCACTACCGTGACAGTTGGGTAAGTGTTAAAAGTTGCACCACTAACAGCAGACATTGATACTGCGGTGTAAGTTCCGTTGGTATAGCCTGATCCCGCCGTGATTGAACCAAATGTTGCTACAGCAGTGGTTGCGTTAGTTAGTGCTTGATAACCGACCGCTGTTTGATTGCTACCTACGGTGTTTCCTAATAACGCAGATAATCCGTACGCCGTATTGCCGCCGCCGCTTGTATTTAAATACAATGCAAAATATCCGATGGAGGTGTTATTAGTACCAGTTGTGTTTTTGGTTAAATTATATGTACCAAAAGCAGTATTAGAGGTAACCGCACCGCCGCCTCTGCCAACTGTAAAACCACTAATCGATGCATCATTTGGCGTAGTCAGCGTTGTACCATCAAAGGTCAGGTTAGCAGAGGCGTTTAACGCACCTGTGCCGTTGCCATAAAGGATTCGATTAGCCGTGACAGAAGTCAATCCTGTGCCACCGTTAGCAACGCCAAGAGTTCCCGCTAAGACAACATTGCCCGTTGTGGGGGTATTGGGGGTAAAGCCCGTTGTGCCTGCACTGAATGATGCAAGAGCGCTCGTCAGGAACTGCGTCCAAGACGTGCCGTTGTAACCCTCAAAGGCTGTCAGGTCGCTATTTAGGCGCACCGCCCCAGTGGTGTTGACACGCTGCACGGACGTCCCAATCGGTAGCGTAAGCCCCGCATTGCCCGAGATCACAGGATCGTTCACGATGCTAATGGTCGGACTGCCTACGCCATTGCCGTTTGCCACGCCAATTTGGTTAGAGGTGCCTGTGATCGTGACAGGCGAGAGCGCCGAACCATTGATTGCCAACATGCCTGTGCCTGATGCATTGGCAAGCGCCAAGGGCAGACCAGACAACGAAAATGTAGGGTTACCACTAATGCCTGTGCCGTTGCTGACGGATATGCCATTGCCGCTCACAGCAAGCGATCGTGGCGTGATGGTGTTAGCGGCTGTCTTGACGGCAAAGCCCGTCCCTGACGCCTCTAATGAAGCCGCAGTGCCATTGAATGCGATTGTGTACGCACCCTGAGCGCCGCCATCAGTAATGCCTAAGCCTGTGCCTGCCGAAAAGTATCGGCTGTTCGGTAAGGTTGGCTGCTGACTCACGGTCAAGAATGGTTGATTTTGAGAGGGACTCGCGGTGATTGCGGCGACCGTTGTCTGAACCGTCAGACCATTCTGAACGATCGGCACTAGCTCCGTGCCAGTGATGGCGGTCGGCGCTGAGGGTAATTGCGAGATTCTAATATCAGCCATAATCAAGGACTCAAATTGTTGAGGTTGCCATTATTTGGCGTGTTGCCTTGCTCAGGAGATATTGGGCTATTTCCTAGTGTTTCAGTAATTATTGCATCATTATTCACCGCGACATCCAAATCTGGGCGCGGGAATCTGATTGAAATTTTCTCTGGCTGTCTTGGCGGCAACCGATATGGATCAAACTGATCCGAGCAACTTTCACTGCATACTTTGATAGCAGGTATATTACCATCGGGGCGCATATCAGAATAGGGTCTCTTCATCTTGCATCGGTCGCAGATGAAGATACTTAGCGTGCTGTTTCCGAAGGTATCAAGGAACCTTGGCATGGGTCACCTCGTATAATACGAGATGTTGCTTGCGAAGTAGATCGGCGATTTGTCGCGCTCTTCAGCCTCGGCGAGAGCGAAGTGCTTCTCCCACTGCTGCTCGAGGTAGGTGATGCGACCCGAGTCAACGCTCGGCAACTCCATCGCCATCTGATGCGCCAACCCATTCTGAATCGCCATGTACCACCGCTGCGGGATCTCGAGCTGACCGTTTAGCTGGCCAACGTCCTGAATGTATCGGCTGATCCAGATCTCGAGCTGAGGTTGGATGCTGTTGGGGACGGGCCATAACTTCATGTTCGGCTGATCAATCGTGCGATCAAACCAGAATTGAAGCGGACGGTTTGATGTAAATGACCGATTAGGCAGGTTCGAGTAGTCGTCGCGGTTCATCCGAGCCATCGGAATCGACATCGGATTGGTGCCGAATACGACCTGATAGAATCCCATGTTAACGCCTGCAGTCTGCTGAATACGCCAAAATGGGGCGCTTGCAGAGGGGTCAATCTCATAATAAATCCATGTGTTAGCTACCCACGTCACGGCGCCGACTGCCTTGACCGTCACCCACGTCGAACCATCCTGCGAATATTGCAGGTTTATGGTCACCGAGCCAGACACCGCGGGCAGGATGCCGATCGTGCTGATGTAGACCGCGTTGTTCGTGCCGTTGGCAATGCCGATTACGCCCGTATTAGAGCTCAATTGGCAGATACTCTTACCTACACCATCAAATGCGTTTGAAGTCACGCCAGAGGAGCTGTTATAGCCTGTATTGACATTAGTGAGGGTACGGTAGTTGGCGTTCAGGATGTCGTTTGAGCCAACGGGTAGATAATATTGATACTGATCAGGCTGCAGACCGATGATCGTGCGGTCGATGCACCAATAATTAATCCCGTAATTGGTCAATGAGGACAGCAGGTAATAAAGGCTGTCACGCGCAGCCGAAACCTGCTCGACCGTCAATTCTTCCGCGAGCTTTCCTGCGCGGCGAGCACCGTGGTCGATCAACTGTTGAACGGAGATTACTGTCTGTCCAACCGTTCCAGAAGTGTTCAAGCCTGTTGTCATCGGTTACCACCCCGGGCATTTCCATCGTTTCAGTGAGGCTTTTGCGCGAGGCGCATCACCGCTTGCGTGCTTGACTACACCGCTCATCCTTGCGCAGAATGAATCCTTGCGAGATCCGCCCTGCGGCTGCGGCGCTTTTAAGTGGCTACCAGTCTCGCTATTGTACTTTGCGCGACCTTTAGCCGTAAGTCCTGCGCCCTGCTTGGTGGGTAATTTCTCACCGCGACCTACTGCGAGCGATACTCCGCCGTCTTTCATCTTGTCAGCCTTCGCAAATTCCTTGCCCACGGACTGAGGTACACCACCGAACCCACCCTTGGTGTGGGCAGCGGCTTGCATCAGATGCTTTTGGGCAGGTGATTTGCTTGGCATATTAAGCCTGTGCTTCTTTCCAGTTCAGACGAGCCAGAATGGTTGAAGACGTTGCGCTTAGTGGCGTAGCAACGATGTACAGGATGTCGGGCCCATCAGGATAGAACCCCGCCTGAGACGTTGGCACGGTGTTGTTTGTGCCGCCACCTAAGATTGAATTGCCCAAGTCACGCACGATCGACAAGTCCAACGTGGTGCTGCCTGAAGTGTTCGAGTACGCCGCAAATACCGACTCGCCGCCCGTTACCGTCACAGCATTGGTGTTGATCGCAATCTGCGCCAAGGACGACGTGATGCCGTTGACCTGCTGAATCGGAGAGATAAAGCCACCCGACATAGCGCCTGATGCGTAGCCATTCAAGATCAAATTGATCAGGTAACCAGTGCCAGTCGTGTACAAGCCCAGAGAGTCTAACTGCAACTGCATGCGGTTGATGATCTCCTTCAGACCTAAAGTGCTAGTCGTGCCGTTATCAACTGAAGGTGCAACACGAATTGCCATGATCACGATTGGGTTTGTGTTCAATGTGGTGATTGCGGTGGTCGTCCCGTAGTTGAAAATTAGCGACTTGTCATCGTTGTACAGACCATCCATGATCACCGACGAACCCCAGTGCGATAACGCAGCGGAAGAGTCAGGCGAAGTGAACTCAACAGAGATAGGTGCTGTAGCAGAGTAGGTAAACGTCTGAGCCGCACTGCCACCAGTCTGACCACGAGTCAAGCCAGTAAGCGTGGTCGCCGTCTTGCCAGTGTAGGCAATATACTCAATTGCTCCAGTGTTACCTGCAGCTTGCAACTTGACAGCCCCCGCAGGAGCAAAGAATGTGGTGTCGGATACGTCCATTGACGCGGTAGTTCCGCTTGCAAGCGTTGTGGTCAAGTATGCCGCAGGTGACTGGTTATTAGACTCATAGTGAGCAGCCATGTTTCCTGAGCGCATGTACGCTTCATACTTGACGTTGTTGTTTTGAATCTGATAAACGTAGGTCACAGCGCCGTCTTTAGCTCTAAAGCCAAAGCGAATTGAACCCGCACCGTACCATGAGTAGTCGATGTACCACATCTGCATGCGGGTCAAGTCAAGCAAATATCCCGAGGGATTATTGATTGAGCTTGAACCGTCACAGACGTCAAACCATTGCGACTGAGGGACGCGAGTGTCGATAGTCTTAGAAACAATTGCGCCACCTTGGGTAAGCGTTCCGCCACGATACTCAGGCGAAATTGTCAAGTTTAGGTCATCGATGATTGTAATGACTTTGTACGACTGACCGCGAATCACAATGTAGTCAAAGGGTTTAAGTTGTGTACTAAATTGCGTACCAGTGCCTGTGACCGCCGCAGAACTTTGAGTAATTGTCACGCGACCGCTAATTTGCGTAGTTGAGCTTCTCAAAACAGCGTACAGAACCTGACCGTCAAATTCAAAAAATAGACCGTTTTGTTGGTCAAAGAATCCAATACGGTTACTAGAACCCCACCAACTGAATGGCGTGACCTTGATGTTTAACCCAGTTGCCGTAGTCGTCGCAGGTGCTACTAGCGCAATATAAGTAAAGGTAAGAGCGCCTGTTCTAGTAATAACAAAGGTGCCGTTGTAACCTGCTTGATCAACAGCAGCCACTAACACAACAGCATTGGTTGTTAGGTTATGTGGTGATTGCGTGGTAACAGTAATTGTCGCACCAATCGCAGTGCTGCTTGCGGTAAGCGTGGGGTTGAACAAATACGGTTTCAGTGATGAGCCAGTCGAGAACTGGATGCCCTTTCCTGACTGATAGCGGAAGTAACGACGCGTCTGCCGAATCAACTGTTGATTCGGTACTGCAGCACCTGCTGAAAACGCAACGCCACCATCAAAGGCGCGTGATTCAACAAACCCTGAAGGTCGGGCGTAAATGTTTACCTGACCCGCAGTATTGGTGATGCCGACCGTTGGTGCCGCCGCCACGACGTAAGTGAAGGTATTTGCAGTAGGCACTGTGGCGACAGCGTAGGCGCCGTTTGGAGCAGGGGTGCCGCCGCCTAAATTGATAACGTAGATCAAGCTAGTTGCATTTAATCCGTGCGCAGAGGTAGTAGTGACTGTGACGGTCGTCCCTACACTAGTAACCGCTGCGGTGCCTGTAAGCGATATGCCGCAGCTAGAGTAAAAGATACCCTTGTAAACGTATGTGGCTGCAGCGTTGTAGAAGTTTGTTGCGGGGATTGTGGTGCCTACGGCTGTCTGAACAACACACGAGTTTGTGCCGCCCGTAGATACATACAACCAACCATTACAGTCAGTGCTCAACGAGTTTTGAACAAAGATGATATCGCCCGTAGCAAGAATAAACGTACCCGCCAACGTAAAGCCGCCGTTCAGCGTGTTAAGACCCGTGATGCCTGTGATTGTCAACGGCTGCTGCGGAATGTAGTAACAGCTCTGACGGTTGTTTTGCAGAGAGATTGATTCCCACTTGGTCGGCTGCGTGCCGTACTCAAAGTCGGTGTCGATCAACGCCTGTGGCTGCGATACGCGCAGCTTATCAACTGGGTCGTATGCCGCAGAGCGTGAAGAGATCTGCGTGCGTAGTTGGTTATCGGTCGAGCTTGAGGGGCCAACGAAAGTGACGATTTGTGACATATTTCACCTGTAAGATTTCAAAAAAAAGGAGAGGTTACCTCCCCCTTTTTTCTAAAAAGAACCGCCTTTTTTACTGGCTTTAAAACCGTCAGTGCTTTTGCAACCCATCGCAACGTGACCACCATCGGCATAACCGCGGCGTGCCTTGTTCACCATTGCAAGATTGTCATTGGCAACGTAGGTGCGTGATGTTTTACCACCACGCTTTAAGCCCTTGTGCGCCTTCGACGCAGGCTTGTCCTCGTGCGACATGAGCTCTTTCTTGATGCCTTTGATCTCGCGCTCTTCCTTGGCGTGCTCGGCTTTGCCTTCGATCTCGCCACCTTTCTTGCGACCCATTGCCTGTGGAGGTATCCCGGGGCTTGGGCGCATCGGCGCACGCGACGCCATCAGCGTTGCACCCCGAGGGCGTGCAGCCGCCATAGCAGGTGCTGTAGGAGGAACAATCGCAGGCAAGCGGGCTGTCTGAGGCTGTCCAACTGGCAGAGCCCCACCCATTGCTTTCTTCGCAACACCACCTTTCTTGAGCTTCAGGATGACTGAAGGCTCGGTGGTTTCCATCTTCGGCATTGGCTTAAATTGACCCATGATTTACCCCTTTAGGCTTGTGTGACGCCGAGGGCGCCAGTGCGGGTTGAGTTCGGGCCAACCGCGATTCCTGAGAGCATGATGCCCAGAACCAATCGCTTGATCCCGTCAGGTGCGGTCGACGGGCTGAACGTGCCGCGAACGTCACCAGTCGTGGTTGTTGCTGTTGCGGTAGCTGCCACAACAAGCGAGCCTGAGTCAACAGAGAAACTGCCGTTCCAACCAACGTGGCAAAGGTAGCCGCCGTCAATCACGCGAACTGGAATACCAAGCAATGTAGTCGTGCCGACCGTGACCGCAGTAACCGAACCGCCTGCGCCCGAAATCGAAACGATTTGATAGAACGCTTTCTTGCCGTTGGTAGTTGCGGCTGCAACAGAAGTGATTACCTCGCTCATAGCCTGACCATAATAGTCAAAGCCAGTGATTGTGTAAGCACGAGCAGTACCACCTGTGACCAATGAAACCGCCATCGCACGAGGGCAGTCAAGCTGAAATACTGTCGTACCGCTTTTGTTTGTGACTGACCTTACGCCTGCACCTGCTGTCAACGTCAAGTTACCTGAAGCGGCAGGGGTCTGCGTGGCGGCGATGTTTGAGGTTGATGCAGTCTGTGGAATAACGTCAAAGACGTACACACGACCGAGTGGCCCAACACCCAAGTCCATTGGGGCGGGGTCTCCAAGCAACGCATTGCCTGAACCGTAGATAGTGATTGCACCAGTTGCCGAAGACGATGCGCTGACGGTGTATGTACCTGCGCCACCTGTACCCGTAACGAATGCGGTAACGTATGAGCCTGCGGTCACGCCAGTGCCTGATACGAACTGACCAACCGTAATTGGCTCACCTGACAGCAACTGCGTAACTGTCATCGTGGTGGTAGTAATTGAACCTGCGATAGTGTTTGTAATAGCACCCTGCGCAATACCCATAAAGGTCTGCGAAGTGCCTAAGAATAGGTCGTCTGAAAATTGGGGCATTTTAAAACTCCTGTGGCTTGAACCACTCAGAATTGAATTAAAAAAGGGGGTGAATTGAGCTCACCCCCCTTCGCTTTACACTCCGGGCGTACCGAAGAGGCAGCGTGGGTCAGTCCAACTGACCCAGTAACGCTCAGTAGCCTTGTAACGCATGGAGTCGGTTTCAAAGTCACCTTCCATCGTCTTCTCAAGACCACGACGCATCATCAACTTGGCGCCTTCTGGTGCGTCGGTTTGCACCCACCAGTTAGTAGCCGAAGTCAAACGGCTGATGACCGCAGCGCCTTCAGGAATCAAACCAATCGATTTGACTGGGTTCACGTCGTTGTTGGCGGTGCCAGTACGAAGAACCGATTTCAGCAGAACCTCGGCTTGGAACACGTTGCCGGGGGCAACCACAAGCTTCAGCGGCTGCAAGCGGATCTTCTTGCCGTTGTTATCCACTGCCAAGCGAACCTGAATCAACATCTGTTCGAGCGAAGTCTGCGAAAGGTTCGCAGCAGTCGCAAGGAGGTTGCTGAAGGTACCGTTGACGATAGGATGGGTAGATGCGCTTAACTGTACGCCGTCGCCGCCAGTGTAGGAGCTGTTGAAGGCGTTGTTGAGCACGTTGGCTGCAAGCGTCTCTTTGGTCTCAACCAGTGATTGAGCTAAGTGCTTTGCATAAACCTGCCCGATACGGATATGGTCGCCGTCTTCAACCAACACTTTGGTCAAGGCGAAGGCTAAGCCGTAGACCTTGTACACATAGCGTTGCAGGAAGAGTACGCCACCTTGTTGGTACGAAACTGGAGTGCCGTCAGGCAATTCAGGAGCCGCACCGAAACCGTAGAGAACGGGTTCTTCGTGGTAGTTACGGGGAATGCCCATCTGTTCACGGAACACTTGGCTCCATTCATCTGAGCGTTGGTCATAGACTCCGTCAAAGCATTCACTGAGAATCGGCTCAACGATACTTCTAAAGTCGGTACTGCGCATTGGAGCTGCCATGTCAGTTCCCCTTAGATAGCGTTAACAGTTGAGATGAACTGTGGCTTGGAGATCTGTACGCGGACTACGACGAACGGATCACCCCAGTTGTTCCCGGGAATCGGCGCCAGATCAACAATACGAAACTGCGCTGCTGAGCCTGAACCAACCAATGTGGCTGATAAAGTCATCTGCGACAAACCCGTAGTGCTTGACCCTGCGGTGAAATTGCTCAAGTTGGCTTCGTTGCCTACTGCCGTTTGAGCCATCGTACCGTCGGTCTGGATCTCGTACACGATCTGCTGATCGTTGTAAAAATACGCAACGACGCTACCTGCGATTACGGCTGTGGAGGCGGGCCAATAATTCGACACGCGACGACGACCAGTGGTGTCAGTCCACTCAACACCCGCAAAGGCGCCAGAGACTAAACCGCTGTTGGTTGTTGTATCAAGAACAGGCAAAATGACGCCTGCGTTTGGCGAATACTGAACAGCCTGACCTTTCAGGATGTTAGTAGCGTAGCCAGATGTAATGCCGTTGGCGAGCGCTTGAGCGCGATCCAATCCAGTAGGATGAAACGCGGGTCGCAGACCAAAAGGTGCAGAGGTTGCACTCATAGGATGCTCCTAAAAATTGTTAGATGAAAATTTTGGTTTCGGCTTTGTTCAAAGCGTCAGGCAAAATCACCAACGTGATTTTTAGGATAGCGTTTTGTAGATCGCCCACCTTGTTCAAAGCAGGCGATCTTTGCAATATTATGCTCTTTCTAAATAAATAAAACAACTATTCAAAAATAGGAGCAGGGATGTCGCGTTCCCCGTCTAACAAGTCACCCTCAGCGCGGATCAAGCTCTTGCCGTTGCTGTCGCGAGCCGAGTTCAATAATTGCTCCTGCTGAACGCGGATCTTGCCTGCTTCTTCCATCGGCTGATAGTGATGCTTCTCTGCCATCCAGTCTTGGTAGATGTCCATCGGCAACTTGTACAGAATCATCTCATTGCAGGAGACGTGACCGACGTGCTCACCCTCTTTGACCTTGAGATGCTCCATACCTTCGAGCTCATCGCACAGCACCGCCTGATAGCCCAAGCGCATGCGGCTGTGGATGGTGTCGTACTGGTTTGTTGTAGATAACCAACAGTAATGCCAGTTCGGATCGCCTTTGACGGTCGGCAGCGCTTCCTGCGTGAATTCTGACTGGAAGCGACGACGGCGTGTTGGCGCCGAGGCTAGTGCGTCGTCTGCAGGAGCGCGACGTTTGTCTACTACAGCGCGGTTTTCACGACCTGCGCCAGTGTTCTTGCGGATACGGTCATCCATGATCAATTTCCTTTGTTTTGACGGTCATACTCGATGAATCGGTTAATCATTTTCTTACGCTTGTCAGGGTCATCCCAGATCCCCATCTCTTTGATGGCGGCAACACGCTGCGGTGAGAGCGTAAAGTTGCTACCACTGCGAGATGGTGTCGATTCCCTGCCTGTTCCAGTGACTGCCGAGCGCGGACGCTCGCGTCTCTCTGAATTATTGCGATTACCGCCGCTATCGTAGAGATGCGGAAGGTATTTTGCTAGGCGCGTGTCCAATTCTTCCCAATATTCTGAGCTTGAAGGGTCATAACCCTCTGCGGTGAGTCGTTTGTCGATACTTTGCGTGAGTTCGGAGTCTAAATCCTTGCCCGCGGGGTCGTACCAACTGTTTTTGCGCATCCAATCAGCCGCATTACGCTGTACGCTAGGGTCAGGGAGTTGAATGTTCGCCTGTTGGGGCTGAGACATCTGCCTCGTGGCATTTTCCTTGATGTTTTTGAGCGCTTCGTACTTGCGCATCGACTCATACATCAATTCCTGCGCCCGAACCATCGATTCTCCGTCCTGCGAGGCGACAGCTTCCTTCATCTTCATCTTCGCGTACTCGATCTGCACCTGCGTGTCTTCCATCACCTTCTCGACACGCCCCAATTCGGCACCTGAAGTGCGCGTTTCGAGGTTTGCAAGCCTGTCCGCCAACTGCTGATTCTGCTTTTTGAGGGCATTGATCAGGTGATTAGACTCTTTTGCCTTCTCACGGTGGATAGACTTCTTGAGCTTGCGCTCTTCGCGACGTGCTGCGCGGATTGCTTCACGATCTGGGTCTGAATCTAGCCCGTCAGAGCCATCTTCATGATCGTCGTCGTCCTCCACGGCGCCACCTTGCGACATTGGCTGCGCAACATCACCCTCTTGCAAGGGCAATTCGATCATCGCGCTGCCGTCGGATGACTCCTCGACCTGCATTTCCATCTTGTCTGTTGAGTTCATAAGAATGCCTTCACTTTCAATGGATCGCCAGTCACCTTAGAGATGATCTCGTGATCGTTGAACACGGAGAACAGCGCCATATCTTGATCGCCATTGACCACTTCACCGTAAGGAACTTCCCAACGGTCGCCACCCCACTTTGGAACGCGAACGAAGTCGCCGACCTTAGCCCATGTGCCCTCGGGCCACGGCTCCATTGTGTCGCGGTTTTTGTAGGCTAGTGCCCCAAGCGCAACAACTTTTGCGACTTGAGTGTTCCACTTTTCAGTCTCTTTGGTATCTTCCATTAAAATGATCCCACTTGCTGTGGTCTTCTTTGGCACCTGTTTGAACTGAATCAATACTCGACCACCTAGTGGAGTACAGCCAGAATCTACTGCGGGAAATGCTTCATCAAGCGTCATGCGACACTCCTTTTCAATAGCTCTATTCAGAGCGGGTTACTACAAAAACCTAGTCTTCCGCGAGCAATGCATCGAGCATATCCAGAGCTTCTCCAAGCCCTCGATAAATTCCCACCATACGGTGGTACGACTCGATGTTGATAGCATTGCCTTCGGCAAGCGCGAGGGCGATGTCTTCGCGCCTCTGCTTGATCATGCCAATGAGCCTACCTTCCACGACCTGCTACCTTGCGCATTGGCTTAGCGGCACCGCCCTTCTTCAGGGTAGCGATCTTGCCTGCCATGCCTGCTGCAGGACGTGCGAGGGGTGGAGGTGCCGATCCTTTGGCGGGTAGGTTAGCTACGCCACCCTCTTTCATGACGGCGCCACCTGACGCGTATTTAGGCATAACTGACTTGCCCTTAGCCATAGGCACTGACTCGCCCATTGCCATCTTCTTGTGCTGCGAAATTGCTTCTGACATGATTAAACTCCTTGCTGAGGTTGAGGTTCTTGTTGCATTTGTTGCATTTGCTGCTCCTGCTCAGATTGCTGCATTGCTTGCTGTTGAGCTTGCTGCGCCGCCTGTTCTTGAAGTTGCTGCTGTTGCTGCGCCTGCAGTTGCTGACGCTGCATTTCGTGTTGCTGTTCGAGCGTGAGCACGTTGATATCGTGCGTGATCTCTGCAGCCTTCATTTGCTCGTCAGCCACGTTCTTCTCTTGCTTGGCTTGAGTGTCTGCAGCCAATTTAGCTGCGTCAAGCTGTAGGCGATCGTTGTCATTCTTCGCCTTGCGCTGAGTCTCAGCCATCTGAGTCTGTACCAGAGCCTGTACGCTAGGATCCTGCGGCTGCTGCTGTTGGCGAAGCTGCTGCATCATGCCCATCATCTGCTGCATGACTGGCGCGACGCCATTGAATTGCTGAGGGACGTCCATGAAGACATGCTGCGATGATGCCGCGAGCAATTGCTGAGCCTCCTTAATGATGGGTTCTTCTTTCAGGATGTCAAAGCGCCTACCCAACGCTTTGCTTGTGTAGTTGTCCATCGAGTCGAGGTACCAGAGCGTCAGATGCTGCTTGAGGTGCTCGAGGGCGCGGGGGATGAACACAGGCGCGATGATGGGGTTGGAACCGTACATCGGGTCTTTGGCGTAGTCCAGAAGCACCTGAATGTGCGCGAGGTGGTCTTGACCGGGGAACGCCCCCGCGGGCTTCCCTATCGTCATCGCCACATTCTCGAGCGCAGGGTTCATCTGCTTAACATCCTGCGGATCAGGTAGCACTTCGTTCGTATCAGGAATCTTGAGCTGTTTAAGAATTCGCTTCTCAACAGCCAACAGATTATAGATTTGTGGATTCGCTGCCGCTCGTGCCGCGAGAGCCTGAACCTGAGCATAGCGCTGAGTCTCCGAAAAGATATGCGGATCTGACACAGGCACGATATCGTCGTTCTTCTCGAAGTCAGCGCTTGTCACGCCGAGCTCCTTCGCCATCTCGATATCATCCTCGTCGAGGTACCAACGGTTCAAACGAGCCAGAACCTTGAACACCTTTGCCTGCGACTGATGTAGGCGTGCGTGAATAGCTGAGAACACTGCTGAGCCCTGCTCGATCAGCGCCTGCGTCGTGCCTACAGGGGCATTGGCATTCACGTTGGCGATCTTCTCTTCGGCGGTCGTGACGACCCCTTTAGCGGCGTCGGTGAGCCATCCTAATAGACTCAGTAGGGTTGGGCTTGGTTGGTTGAAGGGCATGGGCATGGCGATCTTGCGGATGTCGTCAATCCCCGGCGCCCCCTCGATCTCCGTCACCTGCGTGGGCTCAACAACAATCGACTGCCCTGACACCTTGCCGCCCTTTAACTTGAGCATCGTCGGGTTGGTGTTTATATGAGCAGAATCAAGCAGAGCTCTAAGAGCGCCAGTAAGAGCAGCAGACAAGCCACCGATAAGATGAGGCAACCCAATCGCATACGCACCCCTCCACGGAATGAATTTAAACTCAATGATCCAGTCAAGCTTGGACATCTGCTTGTCGCCGTCCTCCCAGTTGCGGTACAAACCCACGACCTCGGAAGTGTTCTTGTCAATCATCAGGATGTAAGGGGCGCGTTCACCCTTGGAGAATCGGTCATCCTCCTCCTCCATGAATGTATAGATGTGATAAACGGTGCGCACGCCATCAATGTTCTCGTACTCTGACTTCTTGCCCTCGATCTTGTCGTTCGCCTTCTCAGGCTTGGTGAGCTCAGGCTCCTCGCTCGATCGATAGATGCTGATGTCAGCATACAAACCCTTCGACACGCGCAGCTCAAACTCTTCTTGCGTGATGTTGTTGACCTCGGTCACGCGACTAGCAGTGTAGAAGTTGCCCGCGGCGTAGGGAAGGTAGACGTTGTCGATCGGCAGGAACTCGACGCACGAGCGCTTCTTCTGATCGTCGCGCCAGATCTTCATGTACTGCGATCCGCCAAGGGGTGTCTGGGTTAGGATCTGCTCCTCCTCGTCGCGGTACTCTTCGATCTGCTCGGTAAGCTGCCAGTTCATGAAGTCGCGCTTGCGCTCGGCTTTGGTGGTCTTAGCCTCGGTTACTTCGCCGTTGATCTTTGTCTTGACGGGCCCGTCAGGCGGAAACAACTCCTTAATCGCCCGCGCAGAGAAGTCGATGCACGCCTCAGCCATGACAGGATGCACGACGCGGGAGGCGCCCATGAACTGCGCACCGCCGGGGGCGTCATGCCCCAACCCAGTCCTACGCAATCCCTCTTCGTACTGCTTGTCGCGTCCTTCACGGGCTTCCTTATCCTTCTCTATCATGTCGAGGTACTTCAACGCGATCGTCGACAGGCGCCACGCGTCGATGTCATCAACCATGTTCTCGTAGAACGAGGGCGACTGTTCAGGCGTCTTTAAGTCATCCAAGCGGACGATCGCGGATCCGTCTTCTTGCTCTTCAACCTCTTGCTGAACATCATCGTTGAATATGTCTGTCAGTGCGGTGTTATCTAGAGCGCTACTGTCCTCAGACGTCGGATCATAGTCCTGCGGGATGGGCATTTGAGTAGCCATTATTTAGCCTTTGTTAATTCATGACGCATTGCGTCTAGTGAGTCAGCGAAGTGTACTGCGCCGCCCTTCTTCATGTGAATGCCTGTCTTGAACTCCTTGCGCATCGCGGGGGTGATGTCCATGTAGTGCAGGGGTTCTACACCAACGCCTAAATGCTTAGCCGCTTCGGTGTAATTATTAAATTCTTTGAAGTTAATGCCATCATCTGAAATAACAAAAAATTTTCCGTTGGCTTCCAAAATTCCATTGGCTTTGTTATCAGTAACAACATCAGTCTTGCCAACTGTTGCGCCGTATTTCTTGCCGAACTTCTTGAGGTAGCTAGGGTAGATCTCGTCGTAATACTTCTTCATACCCTCGCCGCCAGTCTTTAGATCAAGACCTGACAAAATAAGCATATCTTCGCTAACGCTTCCTTTCGGGTACCCCTTCCCTTCAGCATCAATAATTTTTTGAGCCACTTCTTTACCAACGATGCCTGCCAATTTATCTTGCGGCACGCTCTTGTCATTCAACGCAGGTCTGCCTTCCTTGTCAACGGCAGCAAGGCTATATGTACCGTCGGCATTTTTTTTGTGGGCAATCCGATCGATGTAATGAGTCAATTGAAACCGATCTGCGACACGTTCACCAGTTGGCAGCGCCACACGGTCGTAGCCGCCATCAATCGCTTCTTTGACCGCACGCTTGAGCGCAAGTTGATACCAATCGTCTTTGTAAGGCGCGTCAGGTACGCCTGCGTCAGCTCCAAAACTACCTCGAAGCATGTCAATGTCTGTTGTGGCAGGAAAATTCATTACCGTGCCATCGTTTTGAATCACAGTGAACGTGCCGTCTGCATTCTTTTTTACTGGGTCAGCAATTCTATATCCATAATCTTTCGGCACGGCTTTCTGCGCATCTTCTTTTGATACATTGTATGTTTCAACCAACCGTTTAACCTCTGCGGTTCTGATGTCTCGCGCTGCCTGATGCCAGTCAGACTGCACCTCATCAACCAACAGCGTCTTCTTGCCGTCAGTCACACGGTCGCTTAAACGAATGTGGGCGATGGGATTTACGTCCTCCCAATGAGGGGTTCGATACCTTCCTTCCTTAGCTTGACGTCTGCCTTCCGCGCCTAGATCACCGCCTAACTCCGTCCAACGATTCATTTCATCAGGAAGCAAACCATCTTCATTCATTTTTTTATTAAGACGAGCAAACTCACTATGCTCTGGCGTTTGTGGCAATGTCAACACCACCTCGCGGTAGTTCTCGCCGCCGGGGAGTTGCCAATCTTCAAATCTTGTATGCTTAGAAATAGGAAGTTTATACGCGCTATGGGCTTCTAAATTTCTTTTAAGTTGCACGTTAATTATTTGCTCTTCAACTTTGCGCCTAGCTGCATTGTCCCCTGCGTCAAAATAAGCATCATGTTCTTTGTATAGCCTATCAATTTCAGGTTGATAAGAATCAAATATCTCTTTGCGTTTTTCCATTCCAACAGGGTCTTCTTTAACTGCCCCATACCTCGATTCATCCAATCTCATCTTGTTCTGCGCGATGAAGTCCTGCACCTCAGCCGCTGTGACGTTCTTCTTGTCTTTCAGGAACGTGTCGAGCCCCATGTTGCTGACCTCTTCCGAGCGCACGTTATCGCCTTTCAGGATGTCGTTTAAGAACTGCTGACCGTTGCCTGACTTGCGCTGCAGGTTCAGTGCTGCCGCCTCAGTAGGCGAGTAGAACCCCTGCTCATTGGCGGGGGCGAGAGCCTTGGGGGTGACGTCTTTGATTGACAACCCCGGCTGTGGAAGCGTCCCCGCCTCGTACAGCTCCCGCACCATGTCGTCCACCTTCGACGCAAACGGCGCCACCGCCTTCGCTCCTGCCCCTGCAAGCTTGGTCGCCCCCCTGATGACAGGCGTCGCGAACTGTGCGACGTCTAGCACGCGAGGGTCAAGGCGTAGCGTCTGACCGCTCCCTGTGACAGGGCTGCGGGTGTAGGGCTGCTCCTCGGTGATGTCGCGGCTAGTCTTCGTATAGTCCTGCAGCGCGGCGCCTGCGCTCTTGAGCGGATCCGCAATCATCATGTCTGTCAGGAAGGTGCGGATCGGGTGCGTCTCAGCAATAGGCTTCATCGCCTCGCTGACGAACTTGCCTGCCTGATCCATGTAGCCACCTACCGTGCCGATCATCTTCTGCGTGGTGGACTGTGGCGTGGCTTGGATGACAGGGCTGTTGGCTAGTTCTAGCCGCATGCGATCGAGCTCTGCTTGGTTGACGTCGCCGCCCTCATCGAAGCGCTGCACTTGACCGCCTTCAGCAAATGGTCTGCTGTATCTCAACCCATATTGAGGTGAGGCACCTTGCATTGTTGGTCGCATCATCTCAGCGCGAAGCGTACCGCTACCGACAGGAAACTCAGCGCCGAGCATGATACCTGCTAGTGTGTCGCGCATCTGCGCATTGCGTGATGCTATTGCATCGGCGGTCAGCCTAGCGCCCCCAACTGGAACGCTCATACCTGCGCCGTAACTCTGCATTGTTGGATCGGTTTGACCTGAACGATAGAACTCAGCAGGCAATCCTAGCTTGCGATTATGCTCATCACGATCTGTGGGTGAAAAGCTGAAAGCGCGTGGCGTAATGCCGCCGTCCTCCATATGAACCGCGCCACCCTTGTCGTAACCACGCATCGCCTTCATGAGGTCGTTGTGCGTGGTCTCGGTGCCGCCGATCTTGTCCCATACCGCGTGGTGACCGAGGTGCTGATAGAAGGGGGCGAGGCTTGGGTCTAATCCTAGCTCAAGCGCATCCTGACGCGCCGCCAAGCGATCGACGAGCTCACGCCCACCTGTACCCTTGCCGCGGTTCTGAATCGAGCCCATGCTTACTGGTGCGGGTGTCGTGTGCAGATTGATCTGACGTGCGTCAAGCGTGGGGATGTCGCCACGTCCGAGCAGGGAGCCAACGAAGCCTGACTTCGCTGCAGCGATACCTCGCAGGCTGTCAGAGTAATCGCGCCACTCGTCGCGACCGCCTGCTACCCTCGCATTGAGATCCTTCGCCATGTTCGGCAGGTTGTCCGCCGCCCACTGCATCTTGGCGACTTGATCGTCTTGCTTGCCGTAAGGGGAGAACATTGTGCGCAATTGTTGCATCGCAGCAGCGTCTGGCTTGCCGAGCTCCGCAGCATTGAGGTAGCGCTGCCCCATCGGTGAACCTAGCCACTCAGCGAACGCGCCTTCGGGACGAACCTCTTCGCCAGTGTTGGGTAATCGCAAGCCGTGCTTGGTCGCCGTCGAGTGCGACAGACCACCGCGACCGATCGACGCCTGCGTGATCGTGTATGCCTTGATTAGATCTCGAGCGTTGAGGTCGCCCTTCTCCGCACGCTTGAGCTGCTCCTTCATGAAGTCGCCGTAGCCGCCCTGAATGTAGTCAGGCACCGCCTCGATCTTTAGCTTGTCCGCTACTCCCTCAAGGGGCTTCCACTTCCAGTCTTCCGCCTTAGTGGTGACGGGATCCTTGTACTCGGCGATCCGAGCGGACTTCGCTGCCTGTCGAGCGCGTTTAAGCGCCATCTCGACGACCTGTGCTGCCTTGACTGGATCAGCCATGCTTACGCTCCATCATCTCGATGCGCATCTCTTCAACAGACGGGTGACTTGCGGCGCCACCTTTGCTGAAATTATTTGCCGCCCTGACAGGGTTGGCGATTATTGAATTAATGTCATAACCAGTCAGCTTTTTGAAGTGTTGCGGGTCGTAGGGGTACTGATCCTGACGCTCGTTTGGCTTCAGCGTTCTGCGCCCTTGCGCCAACCGAGCCTCTGCCTCGCCTGCTAAGCGCTCGTACAGCGCGTACGGAGTATCGCTTTGTCGGAAGGTTAGTGCGTCTTTCTGATACTTTGAATACTCTGGAGTGCTCCTGATTCGGTGGTTCAGCTCTTGAATCTCCATTGGACTCAACTTAGTTGTCTGCCCCTTCCTGTACAGATCGCCGAGCCTACCATTGTCAGCAACCATCATATCTGTGAGTTGCTGTTTTGACTGAGCGGTGACAGGATCGTAATTGGAGGGATAGGCTGTAACGCTACTAGAGTTGCCACCATTGTTCCACCGCTCACGCGACTGCACGCCGTGCTGCAATTCATGGATGATTGTATCGAGCGCATCGTTTGGCTTGCTTCTCAATTGCGGAGCACTCATTGAGAGCTCTGCATCTGACGGACTAAAGGAGCCGTGCAGCCTGTTCGTCTCTTTTGCGTTGAGAGTTTTGAATTTGATCTTCTGTGCAAAGTCAGGGTACGCCGCAAAGAACTCATCATGGTCGACGAACTTGTCTAGTTTGCCAGACAGCTTGCCAATGGTGGAGATTTTTTTGACCTTCCCCTTGTCAAACTCCTTGACGAGTTCTGCGCGAGTGACGTTAGGATCGCGGGCTAAAGCCTCAGCCTCTGGCGTCATCGGTAACTTTAACCCTGCGTTTTTTACAGTAGCCTCGGCTTTTACCACGGCATCGTCGAATGCATCACCTGATGCGACATTGCGTTTAATTTCCTGAGCATAATAAACATTTGCCAACTTTCTGCTATGCGCATCAAGCTTTGCATTAACCGCCGCAGGGGCGTTTGAGGTCATGGCGTGGTCACTGATCTCGAAGCGCAGGTCGTTCGGCGCCCACGGTGGTGCTGCCCATCCTGTCTCCTTCCAGACAAGCGCGGGATCCTCGCCTGCCGCTAGGCGTGCCTTGGCGGTATCGCGGGCGGCGAGGTCGGCGCCTTTTGCTGTGCTGCCTGCGAATACTTCGGAGATGGGTTTGAAGCCGGGCGTCAACTGCCCCTTCTCAAACATCGTCAGCCCCTTCTCCGCGAGAGGCATCAACACGTTCTTGCCGATCACTGGCGCCGCCTTCGCCGCCCCCGCGGTGATTCCCACGGGGTTCAAGAAGTTGGCTGCGAGCTCGAGCATGGGGTAATGTTTGTCTGACGTGATGCCGAGCTCGTTCATCTTGTCTTCGATCCACTTCGAGCCCATCACTGGCTTCTCAGACGCCCAGTCGCCACCTAGCCCTGCCTTCTTTGTCAGGTAGTTGACGCCCTGCAGCCCCATGTTGACAATGTCGACAGGCGCTCCGACGTTGCCTGCGACCATGCCACGGTTGAGGATGTCGAGGGCGCCGCGCACAGGGTTTGCCTTCAGGGTGTCCCACTCCTCGCCTGCCTGCTCCTTCGCCATCATGCCTAGCTGTCGCGCCACGTCCATCGTGCTTGGCTCGCCATCGGGGGCGGTCTTGCGCCGTGCGTGCAGGCGCATCTCAGGCTTGGGCAGGTTCTGGTTGTAGATGCTTAGGGGGTTGGTGCCGACGTCAGTCGATAGACCGCCAGTGGGTAGCTCAACGTCGCCACCGTCTTCCATGTGGACGGCGCCGCCTTCTGCGTAGGTGCCTAGCTTCAGCGCATCCTGCTGCTTCTTGATGGAGCCCATCACGCGATCAAGCCACTGTTGAGTGTGGAGCTGTATCGGCGTAGAGCGCATGAATGCAAAATTCTCGTTCGCAGGGCTTTCGTTCTTGGCTACGCGTGGGTCAAAGAATGTATGAAACCAGTCTTTGTAGGAGACTGGATGTTCTAGACCGCCAACGTAGTCGCCATACAAGCCTGCGGGGTATGAACCGTGAGGTGGGTACTGCGACGATATGATTTGTCTATCAGCCCTTGGGAACTGAGAAATACTCCTGCCAACGGTGCCGATCGGCGTGTTCAGCATGGTCGGGTCGTTGACACCGTACCTAGTGGACGCCACGTCAGGCATGCCCTCGCGCTGATACCTTGCCATCTGCGCACGGTTGAGGAATACCTTACGAAGATTGCCGCTCCCGTAATCCATCAACTGCTTCTCGAGGTCTGGGTGTTGTAGACCGACGAAGTCCTTACCGTGGTAAACCATCTCTCCTGTGTTCGGATCCAACGCGCCAAGTGTTCTAACGTCGTTGTTGAACTCGAACGCTTTCTTGAATGTCTTCGGGTCAAACTGGCGCAGCAGGGCTTGCGTGGTCATGTGGTTAAAGTCGCCCGCGATCGGGCCCATCGACGTGTACGCCCCATACACGTTATCAGCGCCCAAGCCGTAGGCGTCGCGCATGCGATTGTCTAGCAAGCTGATGACGTTCTGGTGGGATCTCCACCCCTCGCCGGGGTTCTGCCTGCTGAAACTTTCCCCCGCCTGCAGCGTGACAGGTGCGGACAATTTTCTGCCATTGATGCCAATCAGATCTACGCCCCCCAACGCTGCGTCGCCACCTAGCGGTACGCTTGCGCCGCCTACTATCTTCTCTGGGTTGACGGTTTGCTGCGGCGTCATGTTGACCCCCGCGGTAGGCGCATACTCTGCTGACATCTGGCTCGTCGGCGTGGTCAGCTTGTTGCCGCCCCCGATCGGGTGGTAGTAGCCCTCCGCCTCTTCCCGTTCCCTGACCGAAGCACGATCCAGTGCGCGTTGCGCTGCCCTTTCTACGGCTTCTGCAGAGAGCTTGCGCTTAGCCTTCTCGACCGCCACCGCCATGTCTGTTACCGAGCCTGCCTTGCTCATGTGTAGCACGCCACCGCCTGCCATGCGCTGCGGCTGATGCATGATCGCGAGCTTGGCGAGGTCGAGGTTCAGCATCTTGTTGGCGCCGTCGTCCTGCACCGTCTGCTTGAGCGCCTCGACCGCGGGGGTCTGCTGATCGGTGATCATGCCGCCCTCGGCGTAGAACTCTGGCAGCTCAATCGTGGGGCGTTGTTTGCTACGGAGCTCAATCACGCGGTCGGCTGAGTCTGTTACGGGTTCATCATACCTCTGTGGCTTGACGCGGTTGCCTGTCAGTTGCATCTCTTTGTAGAGCGCCTCGAGGTAGTCCTCTCTCGACCGACGGGGGAACGGCTCGCGCAGCTCCGACCGCGGTACTAGCTGAACCAGACCTGCCTGCTCGCCTGCCGCATCCATTACTCGGCTGCGGTGCCTGCCCTCATGCCCAGAGATGTAAGGCAAGCCAGTCGAGCCTTGCTGCATCTTATTAATGTTTAGGTACGGCACATCAGAAAACCCACCGTTATTGTGAAAGCCAGTGATATCGGCAATCTTTTGCAAACTTCTGCCTGACAAGTTAGCGTCAAGCGGAGCCGCATAGCGCTCGAAGTCCGATGGCTTCATTGTCATCAGCCCTTGCGCGTTGTCGCCAGTGAATGCACGCATTAACGCTTGATCTTGATACAGCTTCTCGAGGTTCGGGATCTCGTCCGCAGCCCGCTCAACGCGTTGGGCGCCGTACTGTCCCTCGCTCTGCCGCACGCGGTTAGCAAGATCGGTGATGCCACTGCGCGTCATGACGGTTGGCGCCTTTGCCTTCTCCGCCTCGATCAGCCGCTTGGCACGCTCGATGGCTATTAGCACAGGTGAGGCTGATTCTGTAAGGGAGAATTTAGACATAGTCGTCACGCTGCGTAAGGGTTGACTCGCTTGATGCGAGAGTCGTCGACGTATTCGTCATCATAATGCGGATCGGGGTCGATGTCTAGGAAGCCTGCGTCTCTCAGGTAGCGCAGCGCCTGCGACATCGTGTCGACGTAGTCATCGTGGCTGGTCTCAGGGAACGAGCAGACCTGCTGCACGAAGGGCTCAGCCCAGTCGCGGACGTAGCCCTTGCGCTTGGTCGACTCAGGGATGTAGACGCGCCCTGCGGCGATGATGTTTGAGATGAGGTGGACGCGTTGCACTTTGTCCAACTTCCCGGGGTTATAGCCCCGCACCTGCACATGCGCTCTGCCAAGGTCTTGTATCAACGACTGCCCGCTCGCCTTCTCCTCGATGAGGACGAGGTCGACGCGCTTGCCGGGCTCCCCGTACACCGCCTCATAGTCCTCTAACAGCTTCGGCTTCAGGTCAGGGTACGCGAGGTGCTCCGACCAACAGTCGATCAGCATCGCGCATAGCGGACGATCGAGGGGCTTGAATATACCCCAGACCGAACACGCCGTCGGATCGCCTGTCGTGCGCTCAGTGAACGCCGTGTCGTAGCTCTGCAGGATGTACTCGAACTCAGGGAACGCCCGCTCCGCTGACCACAGGCGGAACCAGTCCCTGACGATAATCCCTCCCTCCTCTGGATCGATGATCTCGGCGTAGATCTCCTGCCTGCCGATCTTGGTGCCCTCGTAGCTCAGGATCTGCGCCTTAAAGCTTGGCGCGAGGTTATCTATATTAGAGTGGGTCGAAGCCGTCGTGACACAGACGTCATCGCCATCGCGCTCGATCAGCTCTAGGATCAGTTCTTTCGGCTTAGGCGTGGTGGTAGCCAAGATCATTGTCTTGTTGCCCAGACGCACGCCGAACTGGATCATGTCCCACGCTTCTCTGAGGTAGTCCCACGCGGCTAACTCATCGAGCCAAGCGCCATGATACTGACCACCGCGGAAGCGCTCAGGCTCTGACGCGGGGATCCCCTTGATCAGCGAGCCATTGATCAGCTTGATCTCGTGGTAGCTCTTGTTGTAGTCAGCCACGAGCTCAGGTGGGATTACGCTGATCAGCCCAGAGTCACCCTCAAAGCAGGTAGCCCTGACGTCCGAGCTCGTGGGGGCGGAGACTAGCCACCTACTGTTAGGCAGCTGCCACGCCCACCATCCGATCTGCTCCGCCGCCACCCTCGTCTTGCCCGCCCCCCTTCCTGCTAATAGAAGGTGGATGTTGTACCAGTCCCCGCTCGGGGTGATCTGGTGGGGGTGCGCGGTCGACAGCCACTTCAGGCGCCAGTTGAACGCGATGCGATTAACCGCAGGGGCGCTCAGGTACGTCTTGCGGAACTCCTCACTCTTGAACAGCTCGAGCGAGTCAGTCAAAGTGTTCACTGTGAACACCTACTCTTCATTCTTGACCTGCAGCTTGCGCTCCAGATTGAGCAGGGCTGCGTCGAGTACGTTCACCGTCGACTCTGTCACCACGGGGTTCTCCTTGTCGCCTGCGAGGATCGTCTTGTCGCCATACTTGCGTGGGTTCCACTTCGCCAACAGCTTTAAACGCATCTCCACGCGATTCTTTTGCCACTGGACATACGCTGAGTCCATCCGCCCCCCATCGATGCGCTCAGGGATGGCGTCGAGGATCGCAATCGCGTCCTCCGCAATGGCGTCAGTGCCCAATTCTCGGGCGCGAGCGAAGCGTGTAAATAACTCGTCGTTGCTTGCAATCCAGTTGTATATGGTCGACCACGTCGGCTTCCCCTCCTCCCTGCAGATCTCCCGCAGCGGCGTACCGTTCGCTACCCTGTCGCATATCTCCGCGACAAGCTCTTCTGTGTACTTGGTCGGTCTACCGTTTGGTTTCTTTGTTGCCATCAGCTTTCTCTCAAAGCGTTTGTGATGCCTGAGATTGTAAAGATCTTTTGGGCTCTGTGCTACCTTCCTCGTCCCACAGTAGCCACTTGAGCTCACAGGCGTGGCAGATGTCTCGTTCTAGCTTGTTTGTTTGGATCTGCTTACCTGAGCCATCGTTTGCTTTCAGGAAGCCACAGAACGTGTCAGTGTCGTTCCAGAGATGGGCAATTCTGCCCTTTTTTTTGTCGAAGTAATACGTCACCCTACCCCCTCCCCGTTTACCCCATCTGCCCCCTTTACTGCCCCATCCCTGTCACTTGCCTTTTGGTGGACGAACCTAGCCCATCCTAGATTCGCCTTCATCTGTTTGCCTTTCGGAGCCACAGAACCCGTCAGCCGTTTGTCTTAGGGCGCTAACTTCGCCACCCACGCTCCTGTCTCAAGACTTCCCACAGTAGGAGCTATCCACCAGACCCTGTCGGAATGTGACCGACGATCTGATCGGGAAAATAAAAAAGCCGCTTTAGTCTGCACCCCGTGGAACCCAGTCTTTGTGGGACTGACCCCCTTAACGGGGCGGGACGCATACTAAAGCGGCTTCATTCGTCGGAGTTCCAATCCGACTACATACTGCATATTTTACTCTCACTACAAGTTCTGTCAAGCTCCTTCAAACTCCCAACCACACTCTGGATCGTAGTCCCAGAACACAATCGGTGTTGCCTCACCGACGTAGGCACCCTCGACATTGAACGATATCCACTCCATAGCCTCTTCGTCTGTCATACCCTGTGCCTTGAATAGCTCGACCATCTTGTTGCCACTGTAGACCGTTCTGAGCACCTTGGCGCCTGTTGTGAGCCAGACTTCGCTCATGCCTACCAGTGCGTCGTCTAATCCGTCGAATTTAATCATTATCACCTCGTATTATACGAGTTAACGCTAACCCGTATTTATTGTTAGTCCCCGTCTTTCCGAGGTGTCCATCGGTTCACGCAGTAAGGTTCCCGCGCACCGACTGGCATGGTTAAAGGGTAAAAAACCTAAACCCCCGCGCCGCCCACTCATGCCTAACGTCGACGCTATTAGTTGATAGCACTATCAACACGGCTAGGCGCTACCTTTTCGCATTGATCCGTGGGTAGCCATGTCATACCCCTTTGGACTCAGATCAATGCTGCTCGTCAGCCAGTAACGCCTATGCGTGTTGATCCTCGTCTTTCCGAGGCGTCAACTCTGAAGCTGAGTGTATCCGCTTAGACGGTCGTGTGCCCGTCGCCACAGCTGCTTGCTAAAGGCATCCCACTAGAAGAATCATCATGATAAAGCAAATCACCAACGAGGTGGCGCCGCAAACCTCCGACCAGAATGTGTACTTCATACGAGCTCCGCAATTTCAGATTTGATGTTGTAGATCATGTCAGCGTTCAGCTTGCGCTCGAGCCACAGTGCGCGACGACCGCGGCTGTCTAACAACTCGAACTCTGACTCGACGCCACCACGCGCATCGATGTCTGACGGGGCACCGTAGCCCTCGCCCTTGATGATGCTGTAGTGGGTAACTTCGATGATGCAGGGAATGCCTGCGACGCGTGATTTAAATTGCATGATGGGCTCCTACAGCTTAATAATTGAATTGTTTTCAATGGCTTTTAGCAAGTGGTCATAAGACGTACTGGCGACACGAACGGTGCGATGATCTTTATTCACGCAGGAGGGCGTGAAGGTCAGGCGTTGAATCCCTTCGGGCAAGCGATGGATTGAAATCACCTTGCGGTCTGATAGCCGTGAATAAACTCGCACTAAGGGTGCGCTGCAAGTGACTGTTTCCATTAAGTGGCTAAAGCGGATTTTGATTGTCATGATAGTTTCCTGTTCGCTGTAAGTAGGGGCTTGCGCCCCCGTTAAATTATTTTGTTAATTTGACCGCGGCTGCGATGGCTGCTTCAAGTGTCTTGTGCGCTGAGATTTCGTGCCACACAGAGCCACTACGCGCCTTGCTGTAGCTTGCGACCATGAAGGGGCGCTGACGTTCAACTGAGCACCAACGGCTTGTATCGCGGCGTGGCTCGTGGCGAATAAAAACGAAAGCTTCTTGGCTGTGGCAAATGTCAGTCCACTTGACTGTGTCGATTGCGTTTGGTGTTCTGTCAAGGATAAAGTAAGTCATGATGTTTTCCTGTTCGCTGTGGGTGGGGGCTTGCGCCCCCTGTTTGATTAAGCTTCTTGACGCTCTAAAAATACACGCTGAGCTTCAGTACCTTGAGAGATGTACTCGTCGGAACCGTAAGAAGGATCCATCTCGTTCCAATAAGCACCGTCCAGAGTGCGACCTGCTTGAAGAGCTGCGCTGATGCGATCGCAAAGGGCTTCTGCCTTAGCTTTTGACTCTTCGCGAACATCTTCAAAATAATGGCAAATTTCTTCGTCATCAAAATGAACAACGGCGCCGTTGAAAACCACGTTGTGAGCAAAGCGACGACCTGCTGCGTTTTCGATCATGACGTAATAATTCTCAGCGATGAAAGGGCGACCATCTTCGGTGACGCCTGCTTGATAAAGATCTGAAGCTACGATTGCGCGGTAAGACTTGTTCATGTTGATTTCCTTGTAAATTCGCTGTCCTGCGGGATGCAGTGGTGTAACTATATTCGATATCGTTAACTTTAGGTGAACAAATAACAATTATTTTTAATTATTTTTGTAGGTAGTTTCCCTAATACAACAAAAAGGGGCTTTCGCCCCCTTGTCCTACCAACCGAACTTCTCGGCGCAGATCGGGCCAATCCCCCGATTGATCGACTCTTGATTGCTGAGCTCGCGGGCGCAGATCGCGCACTGACCGAAGCGGCGACCGTAGGCGACCGCTGCAGCCTCTGGATCACTTGCGGCGGCTAGGATACTGCCCGCGGTCTGATCGTCGCACTCACGCGATTTAAAGAGCTTGCCGCCTGCAATCTTGCCGAGGTATGTGTCACCGCTCTTAACGTAAATGGCGCCTGCGTTGTTGCCAGTCGCAGGAGCAGGGCTGAATTTAAACTCAGCCAAGCGTAACTTGGGACGCTTGATGCCCTTTTCCATAGCGTTAGCGAACGACACTTCGATCTTGGTGATGTCGACCTGTGGAGCTGCCTCGACGCGGGCTGCACGCTCTACGTTGCGCTCAGCATCCTTGGCGACGCACTTCTGCACCGCTGCGAGCTGCTTCTCTGTCAGCGAGCCGAACTTGACCACGGCGTCGAGCATTGATTGCGCGAACTCGAAGCGTGGGGCTGTCTTGACCATCCAAGCGTGCTCGGCTGCGTACTCAGCAGCGAAGGCGTCGATCGTGGCGGTGGCTTGGCGCTCTTTGCGCACGGCGGTAGACTTGCGAGCGTTGTCGCGGTACTGGGGAGACGTCTTGAACTCGTGGAAGCCTGCGCCCTTGCAAGAGAAGCAATCACCAAGCGAGAAGCCAGTGTAGCCGATGAACTTACCACTGCCGTTGCACTTCTTGCAAGGCTCTTTGTAGAGGGTGGTGGTGACCACTGACGTGCCGTTCAGAGCATCGAGGTCGTCGCGCATGTTTAAGATTGAGTTCATTTCGTTTCCTTGTAAATTCGCTGTTGGAGCGTTAATTGTATGTTAACTAAATTCAGAACGCAAGTGAGGGGGTTTCCCCCCGTTATTTAATAGTTGCAAGCACGCCACGGTTTGTTGTGTGCTTCCATGTAGTAATTAAACGCATGTACAAGCCGCGCAAGGCGTTCACCGCGCAGCGTAGGATTCCACCTAGCATTCAGACATAACTCTTCAAGGGTGCAATTGAACTCATCCTTGCAAACAGCATCAACACCCGTCGCATGAATTTTTTCGTTTACCAGTTGACCATCATGCAAAACGATATCGAGGTGATCGTCGCAGAGGTAGCCTCGAAAGGGGCGCTGATTGATCTGGTCGTAACCAGTAACGAACGCATCGGCAAAAACTTTATTTTCGCCTGCGCGGCATGATGAACAGAGGGCTTTGTAATTTAATTTCATGATGTTTCCTTTGGATTCGCTATGGGGGTGGGGGCTGAGCCCCCGTTTGATTAAAACTCTGGGTTCTGGCGCTCAATGTGACCGCCTACCAACGACCAGACGCCGTTCATTTTCCAACAACCAGTTTGACGGCGACGGTAAAAGACTTGACCCTCGCTAGTGGTAATTTTCTTGAGAGTCTTGCTGACCGAGGTAACCACGCCGCAGGGGTAGTAGTCGCCGTTGAACGCGTAAGAGACGAGGTCACCAACTGCAGGCACCTCGACGGTGTAGAAGCGTGACGAGCAGTGGTCGCCGTAGTCGCACGCAATGTGCATCTTGCCAGTTTCGATAGTCTGTGCGGCGGCGATTTCTGCTGCGTGCTCGAGTGAGGTGATGTTCCAGTTTCTCATTTTCGTTCCTTGTAAGTTTCGCTGTTCTGCGGTTGCAGTGGTGTATTTATAGCATGATTCGTTAACTTTGCGCAAACGAATCATTTATTTATACTAGGGGTTTCCCTAATATATTTTCTTTTCAGGATCCTCGGCGAACAGCCGCTTGAGCCACAACTCCTCCCTTTTCCCGAGCTCGCGCTCAAGTTCCGCCTTCGCCTTGGCTATAGCATCCTTATCAGAGCCGTTTAGAGCCCCTACAAGCGCCTCTGCAGCCTTTCTGATACTCATTCCTCACCTGCATCGTTTAGCGTCGCCTGCAGCAGATTGATGGCGTCCTGACTGAGCGTGAAATAACCGATCGGGGTGACAGGGAGCCCACCGTGATTGACGACGTTCACGAGCACCGCCTTCTCTCCGAGCGAGTTCTGGTGATGGAGCGCTTCGGTCTTGTTTGTGAAGCCAGACAGCATTGTTACTTCTTTCATTTAAACCACCATTTAAAAAACAGTAAGAGTGCGCACCATGCGCCGTAAAACCACAACATCCACGTCGGTAAGTCAGCGGGGATATTCATTTGCTCGCATGCACCTGTCGTTCAAGTCACACAATATCGGATTAGTACAGTGACAGGGCTCTTCCACTCTTGCAGCATCCCACGCCGCGCACCAAGCGTCGTACGCAAACGACTCGTGTTTTGTGCCCGTGCGTGCGTCGTACCACTTACGGAACTCCTTGTCACGGTTGCTCATTGCTCTTCTCCTCAATTCGCTTATCTCGACACTGCTTAACCTCAACATGCGTGGCGCCAACAGAACGTGTCCACGAGTCCCACAGGCTCATCTGCTTTTGATTGATCGTCAAATCACCGTTAGGGCTGCTCATCAGCAACCTACCTATCTCACCACAGCTTGCTGTGAATTTGGGCTCAGGCGGGTCGTTGGGCGGCACGATTGTGTAGGTGTAGGGTAGCTTAGGCATTGTCTTCTCCATCAATCCACGCATCCAGTTTGCGGTGCATCCACTGGCGACGATTTTCTGCTGTAGTCATGGTGTTAAACCCGTCACCTGAAATTACTTTTTGCCTGTTTGCCATCTCTGTTTCAAATTGCTCACCCTTCGTAAAATTGATTCTTCCGGGATTGTCGGTTACTTCAACAACCACGCCATTTAAATTTATTGCAATTTCACAATTCATGTGTTCTTCTCCTTTAGTTTGGCTGAAATACCCCATGCAAAATGTAGGGAGCAATAGTCGCCGTTATCTCGCAGCTTTTTATCAAAGTTGTTGATTTCATCATCCGTCAGCCCGACCCATTGACGTTTGGGTGATTCATAAAATTGTGAGTGAATAATTTCATTACCCCTTCTAACAATTAGGCGCATACCTTCTTCGATTACATCCGTGCCAATATGTAAAATATTAATATCTTGCTCAGGCTTGCGTGATGGTGCGGTGTATAAACCTTGCCCCTCAATTGCCGCAGCGTCATTGGTACTAACATCCTCACACCAATGCAAATCACCATTGTAAATATAAGCAACAGGCTCTTGCTCAGGCTTGGCTAACTTAGACGCTACATATTCATCCATCATTTTGCCAACATCAGCCCAGTTTTCAGCGTGACGTTCGATTAAATGCCAAGCCACAGCACCGTCAAGTTTTGCCCAGTCCTGCGATGAGTCCTCAATGTTTGGAGTTTGGTTGGCTAACTCTGCCCGTATCAACTCAATAGCGTGGCTGACCGCAATTGTGCTTGGGTTTGTCAGAGCTTCTAATGCCATCTCTAAAGCGTTCATTTCTCACCCCCAAGTTTTTTGTTTAGCACCGCCCATTGCTCTTGATTGATTGACCACCAAGGCATACGACCACCTTCTTTAAACGCCGCATCCCATATGCGCTTGGCATCTTTTTTGCGGACATCATCACGCAACTTAATAAACCACGGCAACTCATCATCTTCAATCTTCCACCATGTTTCAAAAGCATCGTCACGTTCTTTGCTCATTCCAACCCCCTCAACATTTGAATCGCAGCGACTACATCAATCGCCGCACCTGTTTGCAACGCAGCAAGTGCGCCACGGATTTCTTTCAAACCCTCATCGTTTACTGTTTTCATGATTCATCCTGAGCCCCCCGGAGGGGGCGGTTGATTAAGCGGTGATTGCCAACAACTGGCTGATTTGTTCTTGCAGTCTCATAACTTCGTTCTCAGCCTTAGCGCGAACTTGCTGCACTTGAGATTTAAGCGAGTTGATGGCGCCCTGTTGGATCTCGTCGCGAGTGTAGAAAGAACACTCGACGACGCCTGTACCAACTTGCGTATATCCGCAGTCGCTCATGTCGGTGTTCGTAAACAAAAACCACTCGCTGTTTTCAGGATCGCTCAGGTCAGACACGTTGATGCGCTCAAGACCAAGCTTGCTTACCCAGATTTTTACTGTGTTCATTTCAGGTTCCTTAGCCCCCAAAGGGGCGGTTGATTAGATTTGTTTGAGAGTGAAATAACGTGCAGTGGTGCCACAACCTGTGGCGTCGTAGCTGCGCTCTGACTCAGCAGAGCGGCGGATAAACTTGAGCTCGCCAGTCACGAGCGAGATGCCGTCTGGGCGGGTGCAATACTCGCCCTTCAGGTGTTGGCAGTCTTTGCAAAATTTGATTTCCATGCTGTTCTCCGAACCCCCGAGGGGGCGGTTAATTTAATTTTTTGATTTACTAGCGTCGAGCCAGAGAAGGTAGGCGCTTAACATTGTTTGGTTTACCCTATCGTATTCACCTTTTTTGATGGCTTTAACAAGGGTTTGAAAACCCTCATCGTCCGTTTCAAAATGTTCGACGTATGCGTTATAAAAATTCTGAAGTGATTTGGTCATGCTGTTCTCCAAGCCCCCGAAGGGGCAGTTGATTATCCGTGCTTGATTTTGTTTAAGACGTTGCGTGCGTTTTGGTATGCGATTGAATCTGGGTTGGCGCCCTGCATCAATTGCATCACTACTGAAAACAGGTTGTGCGCGTGCTGAGTAGTGCGTATTAATTGCTGCTCAGCGATCTGATCGTCAGTAAAAACAATTTGCTCTTCTGCGTAGATGTTTGGGTTCAGCTTTCCGACAAATGCATTCATGGTGCTCTCCGAGCCCCCGAGGGGGCGGTTGGGTTAACGTGAGGTGACCTTGACGGCGTAGACGGCGGTGACCTTGGTGTAGATAGCCAACTGCGCTGAAGTCACGCCAAGGTCGGCGCACAGCTTTTTGTAATCAACAGTGTTGCGGTTAGATTCGACCACGGTGGCTTTGAACAAATTGCCTGCGATCACTTTGTCGCCGTTAAGCAGGGTGGCAACATCTTTGATGTCGTCTTTGATCTTGTCGGCTTGCTTGGTCAGCTCAGCAATTTGAGCCAAGAGAAGACCTAACTGGTCAACTTCTAAGAGGGCGATGTCGTTTGGGTTCATGTGTATCTCTCTGTAAGTTTGTCCTGACTCGCTGTCAGTACCGTTAATGTAATCTTAACGATTATGCTTTGTCAAACGGTTTGTGCAAAATAAATAAAAATAATTACTAGGTGTTTACCCTAATGAGCTTCATGCCGTATTCGTTGACCCCTTCAGGGAGCTCGAGCTCGGGTCTACGCCTCAGAATATTGCGCCTGAACACGTCGAAATCGACTTGATGGTGCCA